AGTTTTGGTCGGACTGCTATCTCCCGCCGCCTACGCTGGTTATGCTGACGAGGGTCGCAGGCTTGCCGTTGACGTGCCGAATGTCACGCCGATGGACGCGGCTCGCTTTATAGCTGAGGCCACGCCGATCATTGGTGACGCGATGGCTGCCAAGGAAATTTACGACGAGGCCACGTCAGAGAACCCTAACTGGGCGATGGTCGGCGCACTTGGCGGTGCGGCCGTTTTGGGTTTGTTCCCCGGCATTGGTGACGCAGCTGCGAAGGCTGTTAAGTCTGGTGCGCGTGGTTTGCTGGATACGGCGAAGCGCGTTGAGGTTGATCCGAATGCGATGGGTTCGCTGTTGGGTAATGTGCGGTTGAAGCCGAAGGGTGAGGTTGGCGACGTTGCAAAGCCAACAGCAGCAGAGTTGCGGCGGCAAGCAAATATCCAACGATTTGGATATGATCCTAGTGAGGCCTCAGCCCCGCCATCAATGGCCGCGACTGAAGACGCTGGGTTTGAACGCTATCTTAAACAAGTAAACCCCAGCGGCAAGCGCATAGCGGCAGAAGACCGCCCAAACCTTGCGATGGGCGATATGTATGGAATGCTGCCGAAAAACTCTGAAGTTGTGGGATCAAGCAACGGCGTTACTTTCCATAGAGGGCCAGACGGAAATTATTACGCCACTGCATTTAATTCTGATGTTGGTGAAGAGGATGTTATTGGCTACATTACCAATCGTGGTGATGGGACTGAACTTGCCGTTGTTCAAGAAATGCAAGGCAAGGGCGTTGGCGGTGAGTTGCAATATTTATTTCGCAATGAAAACCCAAACGCGCCAACTGGAGGGCTAACTGAAGCTGGCGAGGCTTCCCTGTCAAAGACTTATCAGCGGTTAGCCCAAGAAGGCTTACTGGCCCCATCTCCAGCCCAAGAAGTTGCTGACTTACTGGCGTCTGGTCGTGCTGACGAAGTGACCGACGAAATGCTTAGCAAGCTGACGCCTAACGATAATATGGAATTGTTTGAGCTTTATCAAAGCGGAGCCACTGGCATGGACTTGCCGATGGATGAAGCGTCACGGATGGCGCGAGCTGAAGCTATGTTTCCTAGAGATGGTTATCACGGGACCAACGCAGACATAGATACATTTCAAGCGAATGTCTTTTCTACAGACAATCCAACACTAGCAAGCACTTATGCTAGGGGTTCGGCTGACGCTCAAATCTATCCGCTGCGGCTTGGAAGTAAGTTAGGCGACACGGTGGTTGAAGGTGGCGGCGTAAATTGGAACCAGCTTAACCCAGATGAAATATACAAAACTGATCCTGCTGTGGCGGAATGGCTTGGATATGATGAGATTTCAGATGGTGTAGGTAGGGTTTCTACTCGCGGAGTTGAACGTGCAGCTATGCGAGAAGGTCGAAGCGGCGTTCAGTTTAAAGACATTAACGACACTGGCCCCGGCTTCAATTCCAACCAATTTAAAAACTTAGGCTACACAAAAGAGCAAGAGCGCGCATTGCAAAAGCAGTATATGGAGAATTTGTCTAAGCCCTCAAATGTAGATGTTAGATTGTCGCCCAATTTAGTTCGCTCCAAATTTGCCCGCTTTGACCCACGCTTGTCTAACTTAAAGAACCTGTCGGCGGCAATAGCATCTGTCCCCGGCGGCTTACTAGCCTTACAAGAAATGCAAAAACGTGCTAATGAAGAGCAACAAAGGCAAGGATTGTTACAGTAATGGCAATTACAACTTACGCAGAGCTAAAGTCTAGCATCGCCAACTGGCTTAACCGCGACGATCTTACGTCGGTTATTCCTGATTTTATTAGCTTGACTGAAGCTGGCATTAATCGTGACTTGCGGCATTACAAGATGGTCAACCGCGTTGATGCTACGCTTGATAGCCGTTATGTGCAGGTTCCGGCTGATTGGCTTGAAACTTTGCGGTTCAGTTTAACGACCAACGGAACAAGCCCGCTTGAGATGGCTAGCCTTGACGATATGATTAAGTATCGCCAAAACAACTCAAACGCCACTGGCGCGCCAAGGTTTTACTCTCACGCTGGCGAAAGCATTGAAGTATTCCCAACGCCAGATGGTGAGTACGGTATGCAGCTCATGTATTATCAGTCAGTTACAGAGCTAAGTGATGCAAATACATACAACTGGCTTCTGCAAGACGCGCCGGACATTTACTTGTACGGCGCGTTAATTCAAGCTGCGCCTTACTTGAATGATGACGCCCGCGCCGAAACTTGGGCTGCGCTTTATTCAGCTGCAATGCAGTCACTGCAAAAGGCGTCGGACGACACACGCTTTGCTGGCTCTGGCCTGCGTATGCGCGTGACTAGCTATTAGACTAAAACTGGTGTATAACGGCCACAGATATATCTAACGGAGAAATCCATGTCTTTAACAAATGCTTTTGAGACAAGTACACTTCAGTATTTGTTGACAACTGGTAGCGTAACCCGCCCGACAGCTTGGTATGTCGGCCTGTTTACATCTGACCCAACTGACACTGGCACTGCTGGCACTGAGGTGTCCGGTTCTGGTTATGCCCGCGTTTCGGCTACATTCAGCGTCACTGGCGACACGGCGTCAAACACAGCGTCGATTGAGTTCCCAGCGGCCAGCGGTGGCAACTGGGGTACAATCGGATGGATCGGCATCATGGACGCGTCTTCTGGCGGTAACATGATTATCCATTCTGCGCTCGACACTGCTAAAGCCATCAACGATGGCGATGTGTTCCGCATCCCAACTGGCGATCTTGATATTACGGCAAGCTAATGGCCTTGCGCTCCACATATAACTCAGGGGTTTTTAACTCTGGGTTATACGGCGAGCCTGAGACGACGCAGGGCGCTGTTTCTGCGTCTATTGGCGTTTCTGCATCTGCGTCTGCTGTTACGATTGTTGACGCGTCATCGTCTGCCTCCATTGCGCTTGTTGCGTCACAACCTACGGGTGTTCGTATTGCTGACGCGTCGGCCAGCATAAGTCTTGGCGGCATTGCAAACGTATCTGCGATTACATATGAGGTTATCCCCGGTTTCCGTCCGGGTTACGGCCTTAACACTTACGGCTCGTATATTTACGGCGAGAACCGCAGCACGGAAGATGCCAGCGCAACTGCTAGTATTGCTTTTGCGGCAAGCGTTGCGGGCGGAGTTACTCGCAATGTTTCGTCGTCAACTGCGATTGATTTTGCGTTTACATCTAATGGCGTAATTGACGTAGTTGCCTCTTCTAGCGCGGCTATTTCAATTTCTTCCGATATAGGTTATATCAGGATAAGAACTTTTGCGGTTTCCGATGATATTGCGTTTACGCCTGTAGTAAATGCAAGATATAAGTGGGAAGACGCACCTGACCCGACAACCATATGGACAGACGCATCTGATCCATCAACGACTTGGACAGAAGCAGACTACTTAGAGAGGGCCGCGTAATGCCTACCACAACGACAAATTATTCTTGGAATAAACCAACCGTAGGCGGCGACGAAGACGCTTGGGGTGGTTATCTAAACGGCAACTGGGACGACCTTGACACGACATTAAAGACTGTCGAAGACAAGGCAGACGCAGCGGCTTCAACAGGTAAAGCCATCGCAATGGCGATTGTATTCGGTTAATAGGAGAAAACCATGGCCGCCCCAAACGTAGTAAATGTCGCCACAATCACCGCCAAGTCGGCGCTGGTGGCTTTGTCTTCAACCTCGCAAACAACGCTGGTCAGCAACGCTGCATCAAGTGGCAAGGTGTTTAAGATTAACATGATCCAAGTCGCAAACGTCGATGGCACAAACGCCGCTGACGTTACTATTGACGTTCACAGCGCCGCTGCTGGCGGTGGCACAGCTTACTCGCTGGTTGCAACTGCATCGGTTCCTGCTGACGCTTCCTTGATTGCTGTTGATAAGAACACAGCGTTGTATCTCGAAGAAGACAAGTCGATCACAGCAACTGCTAGTGCAGCCAACGACCTAGAAGTAATTGTGAGCTACGAAGAAATCTCGTAAGGAGAGCCGCCATGCGTTTGATCGGCAATGTAGAGAAAGACGCTCAGGTAAGGGCGGTGGCTTCTGGTGCTTTGCCCAGCGGTGATGCTGTTGTAGTTAATAGCGACGGCACTGTGAGTGTTGTTGCGGGGAATGACGCAGAGTTAGGGTCTTCGGTTGTCTTTGAAAGCGCCGAAGCAGGCTTTATTTCATCTGCATATGACTCAAGCAACAACAGAGTTGTCGTCGCATATGTAGATTTTGGTGATGGGGGCGTAGGAAAAGTTGTTGTAGGTACCGTAAGTGGTACATCTATCAGCTTCGGTACCCCTGTTGGGTTTAATGCCGCAGACGGTATTGGTAGCATCAGCACTGTTTTCGACAGTAACTCAAACAAGATTGTAGTTTCTTACCAAGACGCTGGCAACTCGGACTACGGTACTGCAGTAGTCGGTACAGTGAGTGGCACTTCTATAAGTTTCGGCACAGAAGTTGTTTTCAACAGTGCGACTTCACGTTTTCTGTACTCCACGTTTGATCCCACCAACAGCAAGGTTGTTATTGCTTACAGAGATGACGGAAACTCCTTGTACGGTACCGCAGTAGTTGGCACAGTGAGTGGCACTTCTATAAGCTTTGGTACTCCTGTAGTATTTGAGAGCGCTCAAACAGAAGAAATGGGTATGGCCTCAGATACTTCGTCTGGTACGATTGTTATTGCGTATCGGGACGTTGCAAACTCTAGCTACGGTACCGCAGTAGTTGGCACAGTGAGTGGTACTTCTATAAGCTTTGGAACGCCTGTAGTACATACGAGCGAAAGCGCAAACTATAACTCTGTTGTATATGACAGCAATGCTGACAAGTTCGTCTTGGCATTTAGGGATGGCAGCAACTCCAATGGCTGCGTGGCTCTAGTAGCAACTGTAAGCGGTACATCTATTAGTTACGGCACTAAAGTTGTGTTAGATAGCCCGACCTCTAATTACATTTCCGCTGTTTTTGACCCCAGCGTTGGAGCCGTAACGGTTGCTTACACTTCAAGCAGCAATTCCAATTACGGCACGTTTAGGAGCGGCACAGTTATCGGTACGTCTATCTCGTTTGGTGCAGCAATTGTTTTTGATGCGACTAACACAACCCTCAAGAGTGTGACTGCAAACGACATCGGAGGTCTTGTTTTTTCTTACCAAGATGCGAGTAATTTTTACTACGGCAACGCTGTTGTTTACACTCAGGAAAGCACCAACCTCACCTC